TTGTGTATAATTCTCCTAAGTTGTACTACGGTTTATAAAACTGATTCCCACGGTAAACCACTTGCTACCTTTGGTGCTTTTTGTTCAGCAATCTGTGCATTTAAGTTGGCTTCTAATGCTACTAAGTCTAGCTTTTCTTTAACCCATTCCACTACCACAGCTTCAGTTAGGTTAGCAAAAGGAATAACTGTATCGCCTACTTCAACGCCTACTGAACCGTATGATGAACCTACTGCTTCACCATCAGTCTTAGATACTGTGTAATGAACATTAGTTACTACATCACCGTCTGTGCTACGGTCTAGGTTTACTATTTTAAATTCCATGATTTTTCCTTGTTAAGCTACTTTTACAATTATTTTGGCACGACCATCTTGTTCAATAGCAATTACTTTGCCTACTGCAAGTTGATACTGTTCAAATGTTGTATTGCTTACTGCTTCACCTTTAATTGCACCGTTGTCATTGACAGGTAGAATATATTGACCAACCGTTGCACCAGTTACATTTACAGGAACTTGACCACAGAAAGCAATACGGTCTACTGTTTTACGCACTTCTTCTAAAGCATCAACTTCTAAATCAACACCCCATTTATCATTACCAACATAAGACGGGTCTGTTGACTTAACGCAGAATGAAATAGCATCAGCAAATACATTTGTTAATTTACCATTCGCATCAATACCAACTACATCCCCTTTAGCAACAATAAAGTCACCAGCTTTAACCATATATTCAGCATAGTCAGCACCACTAGCATTAACTGTGCCACCAGCGTTTATAGAACGACCAGTGCTAGAATTTCTTCCAACAAATATGGCTGAACCAGATGAACTATAATTTTCAGATTGAACATTATAAAATACAACTGAATTGTATCCGTTTGCGGCAGTATATCTTCCAAGTTCAACAGCTTCAGTAGAATTTGCACCTTGCACCCAAAGTCTTGAATTAGGACTACCAGTACCAATACCTACATTACCAGAGGAGTCAATACGCATTGTTTCGCCAATGCCATTATGGAATGTAAGATTGCTAGTTCCATCTGCAAGCAAAGCTAGATTGTTTGAACTATAAACCATGCCAGTATTAGCACCAACACTTCTATAGCTATATGATGAACCTGTACGAACAAAAGCACTTGTTCTAGTTCCGTCACTCAATTTGTATCCATCATCAGACGATGCAGATGGTGACACTAAAAGCATCAACTTTCTATCAGGACTAGCAGTTCCTACACCAATTCTATTATTACTAGCATCAATAACAAAAGTATTGCTATCAAAGTTTAATCCGTTAGGAATAGATACAGCACTACTATTGATTGTTAAAGCATCGCCACTAGCATCTCCTAGTGTTGCACCACCATTGGCTGAGAAAGCACCTCCTACCGTAAACGCATCACTAGCTGCACCCGTCTGAAACTCTTTCAAGTCAGACATAAGCTGACGAATAGCATTGTTAATGCCACTAGGCGCACATCCTTCTGCAATGTTAATACTGTTAATGTCCGTATTATTGTCAGGGTTTGTGTCGAAATCTGATATTTTTAGTTTTGCCATGGTTTACAATTCCTTTTATGCAATTATCTTACTTAACTGTGCCTATTTCAATCGTTTTAGGCAGATTATCCTATGAGTATTTTGGACTAATAGGTGCTTCTATTACCTTCCTAGCAATCCTTGGGTTTGCCCTTGTTCTCTTTCTCTTAACAAGTCAGATACTGAACCGCCAGCAGCGATACCTACAGGTGCGCCATAAGAACCCTGTAAAGTTGGTGCGGTAACACCTCTAGTAGCCTGATAAGCGGATGTAGCACCTCTTAATGGCTTAACTAGACCTGTAGCAGCAGTTAAACCAGCACCAGTAGCTACATCCCCACCAGCCATAGTCATAATTCCTAACCCCTTAATTAAGTCCTCGCCAAGTCTAGCTATTTCATAACCTGTCTTAGATGGGTTCATTGCTTCAGATGGAGTTACAGTCTTAGCTAAAGCAGTTCTAAACTCTCTTAAAGATTTAACTTGTTCTGGTGTAAATATCTCATTTGTTAGCTGAGAACCCTTACCCATAATTAACTCGTCAACTTCTTTAACAATCTTAGAAGCTGGCTTTAAGTTACCCTGACTATCTTGGACTAAGCGCATATAAGCAGCTTGTCTAAACTCGTTAAACTGGTCTGAGTTCTCGCCAAAGATGTCCTTAAACTTCTTAGCTACTCTTACAGCTACTTGGTTTTCGCCAATCTTTGAAGTGCCAAACAAGTAATTCATTGTTTCTACAGGAGTTAAATCCTTAGAAGTAATCTTTTCAATTATCTTCTGTGCATCAACATCGGCAGATTTAGGGTCTACTTTGAACTTGCTATAGTAGTCTTTTGCAACACCTCTAGCATCTTTTAGCTTAGTAATTTGTTCTGGGTCACCAGAAGCCAAGCCTTTAGTGATTGTGTCATCTAGCCAGTTATCAAACTCGTTTCTAATTGTCTGAATAACAGTTCTATCTGTGTCGTTAGCAGCAGCACCGTAGAAAGAGTTTAGTTTCTTTCTAGTGCTTTCTAATGACTTTAGGTTAATGTCTGTAACATTTACACCTGCCATCTTAGGAACAGCGTTTTTAACCTCATCAAATGCTTTTGCAGCAGATGGCGTTAGCGTAGGGTCTAGGACTAAATTCTGTTCTTGAATGACCTTTTGAACTCGTAAAGGCATTTCATCAACAGCAGATACTGGGATGTTTAATGCCCTTAAATCTGTAGCATCATAAGCCTTAGTAACACCAGCCTTCATTTGTTGCTGTTTACCTCTAAGCATCTCATAAATAGTACCGCCAGCTTCAGTCTGGTTTACAGACCTAGCATCTGGTGCAATAGCTTGACCAACTACACCAGCTTCTTCTTCAATAGCTTTTTTCTGTGCAAGGTCAAATCTTTGCATAATCTTCTGTGCCAAAGTACCTCTGCCAGCATTTCGCATAGCTTCTTCATTAGCAATCTGTCTTACTTCACCAGTAGATTGACCTAGAGTTAAAGGAATCCTACCAGTATCAGCAGCACTAGCCACAGATGTAACTCTGTCAGCTTCTTGTGCAAATTTAGCACCTAGGTTCTTGTAAGCATTAACAATCGCTTCTTTGCCCTTTTCGCCAAACTCATCAAAGTTAATTCCTGATTGCTTTAAGATGTCCTTAAATTGACTAGAAACTTCACCAGCAGAGTTAAATACAGGTTTTCTAGCCCTGATATAACCAGTTAAAGCATCGCCAACAACTTGACCGCCTGCACCAAAAGCAGTATCTAAACCTACTTTTAATGTGTCAAAGTCTTGCTGTGAACCTAGCATTTGTGCGCCAGTTTCTTTGCCTGCAGAGATTACACCGCTAGTAGCACCAGCAATACCCATTCTAGAAGCTATGCCTTTGGCAATGCTAGCCATCTTAGCAACAGGTAAGAATTGAATAATGTCGCCAGTAAATCCTACAGCATCAACAGGAGATAAACCTTCTTTGTTTGTATAGAAAGGCTTTCCACCAATAACTACATAAGGATTACCTTTTTCATCTTCACCGCCTTGAGAACCCTCTACAGACTTAAGAATGATGTCTTGTAATGCCCTAGGTTCAGTAGTAGCCATAGTTCCAAGGAACATCTTAAAACTTTCTGGTAGGCTTACTTTTGCACCTAAATACTCAGGGGTTTCAGAAGTTGGTACTGGAAGTTTAGGAATACCCAAATCTTCATTAGTCATCACTTGAGTTGATGGTTTTGCCACTTCTTCAAATGGATTTCCTTCTACTGGTGTAAGAGTTGCCATTAATCACTCACCTTATAAAATTTATCGCCTTGTTGCACATAGTAAGCACCATCTTTACCTTTAGTGCCTTTGACTTGCCTATTGCCTATTGTAAAGTATAAAGAATCTGGCTTTTCCATATTTTCAAATGGACTCTTGATTTGATTAGGGTCTGCACCAAAACTCTTAGCAAATGACTTAAATGTATCTACATCAGATTGAACATTCTTTGAATAACTATTAACCATGCCATAAGCAGTAGACATAATATTATTGCGTTCTTGTTCTGTTAAGCTACCACCACGACTAAGCCTATCAGCAAAACCTTTAACATTCTCAGGAATACTTCTGCTACCTTTAATAGTATTAATGTCACCCTGTTGAACCGCACCAGATGGGTCATAAATCTTAGCTAAACCATAAATCAATGTAGAGTCTGTTGCTGGGTTTTCTTTATCTTTTGCTGCACCGACCATAGCGTTATATCGTCTAGCAACTTCTCTATAATCTTTAACTTGAGTATTAAAATCTTTAACATTACCAGCCGCAGCTTGTGCAACAGCAGTAGGGTCAGCAGTATTTATTTTAGGAGACTTATTTATATCTGACTTCTCAATGTAGCCTTGAACTCTTGTTCTATCTTCGTCAGTAAATCTATCAGGTGTCTTTAATCTGCCACCTTCGTCTTTAATACCTAATACGCTTACAGCTTCTTTAACTTGGCTAGGTACATCAGACATCTTCATTGTTCCGCCACCCAATAAAGGCATTGCTTTTTCAATATTAGCCAACTCGTCAAATCTTCCCATGCCAGCCAATACTGGTGCAACTTTATTTAAGTCAAAAGATACACCAGTTAAATCTCTTGTTGGTCCTTCTTGACCAGCACCGTATGTGTATTGTGGAGTTGTGGCACCAGCATATAAATTCTTTAATTCTTTGGCTTCGTTTTGCTTTCGCACTAACTCTTGCATCTGCATACCTTTAGCAATATCAGCCAAAGTTCTATCCATTGAACCTTGATAGCTTTTCATGCCTTCTTGACCAGCAGAAGCAAGAATCTGTCCTAATTTATTAGTCTGAGATGAACCAGCTAATGCAGCTAATCCAGCATTAATAAGACCTTGATTAAAGGCTGTATTCTGTGCTTTACCATATTGTTCCTCACCGATTAACTGTTTTAAGTATTCAGGTGAACCAAATAAGTCTTCTAGTGCCATAGTATTTATCCTAATAAATTAAGAATGTCGGGTCTTTTTGCTTTTTGTTGCAATAAACCAAGTAATCCAGAGTAATCAACGCCACCTGTACCGCCTGCAGTACCGCCTTGCATACCTTGTTGAGGTTGTCCAATTTGCGCTGGTTGTGCAGGATTTAATAAAGAATTAGCTTGGTCGGCTAGTTTTAATCCTTCTTTAATACCAAATCCACCACCTGCATAATTTGCATTATATTTTAATAAATCTTGCGTAGCCTGTTGTACGCCTTCAGCCATTGGATTACCGTAAGAACCAGACATAGGGTAATCGCCAGCTTGGTCACCAATTACTGGGAATCCACTTGCTTGATTTAATTTATAAGCATCAAGACCTGTAGCTGCTAAGTTTCTAGCAATATCAGCTTGTGATAAACCTTGTGAAGCTAAAGCAGCAGCATCAGCAGCTACAAATCCTTCCATACCACTTGCTGCTAAAGTAGATGCAATTTGAGATTCTGTAAGTCCTTGGGCAGCCAAACTAGCAGCATCAGCAGCAGCAAATTCAGCAGACATAGCTAACTCACCCAAAACCTCTGGTGCAAATTCAGATAGCAACTCTGGGGCATAATAAGCAGCAGCTAATAAAGCAATCTTTTCTGGGTTATCTAATATGTTTTTACCAAGGTTCTCAGTAAACTCTAATGGGTTATCTAAGAAAGCACCTGCTGTATCAACAATACCGCCTACTGAATCACTTACAAATCCACCGACATCTTGTACTGCATCACCTAAAAAACCACCAACACTATCTACTGCATCACTTATAGGATTACCACCGCCTTGTGGCTTAATCTTCTTATCTCCGCAATGCTTAAAACCTTCTAGCGGTAACTCGCCAAAGTGTGCATGATATCTCATATTGTTCTCTCTACAATAATATGTTTATTCTTAAATCCCAATCTTCTCCACAGTCTAGATACAGACTCTCTAGCTGCGCCTTGAATTTTAGTAGCCCCATTAGCCTTCAAGACATCACAAAAGTTTTTATAGGACTCTTTATCACTAATCCATTTACCACCAATAGCAGTTATAAATGCAACCCTGTCATTAGGGTAATTAGCATATGTAACTGTTATTGCGCCATGAATTTTTACACCATCATTAACTACTAATAACTGCCATTGACCATTAGATAAGTAAACCTTAACTTGGTCTAATGTGTAATCCCCGTCAGCATACTTTAAAGCATCAGCAATATAGCCACTTACTTGTGACCATAGTTGATGAATATGCTGAACAGGGACTACTTGTACTATCAAAATAATAAGCCGCCTATACCACCCAATACTGCACCAGTAGTTCCAGAACTTGTACCAAACAAGCCAGAACCTCCTATTGCGTTACCAATACCAGCACCTAAACTTGCGCCACCTAATACTGAACCAACTCTGCTTGATGTAGCTTGTGATTGAGGTGCATATTGTGAAGATGACATTGGAGAACCATAAATAGATGACAAATAGCTTTGTAACTGTTGAACTGGCAACTGTTGTTGGTAGTAAAAACGATTCATTGATTCTTGCAATGGTAGCTGTGCAATCTGTTCTTGTGCTGCCCCAACATTCGCCAACTGCTGTGAAGGTAAATATTGTTGTGCATAAATACTTGGTGCTGCTGTTGCTAACTGTGCTTGTTGTCCTAAAGCCTGTTGTTGCAATCCTCTTTCAGCCATATATTGCTGATTAGCCATGCTACCAGTAATGTCACCTAAAGCACGACCATAACCCTCTGTAGCTTGTCCTAATGCGTTTTGCATAGCACCAGAACCATAGCGACCAGACTTAGAGTAAAGACTAGCAATTTGTGGCAATACCTGATTAGAAAACTGTTGTTCTAATGGGCGAGTTGCAGCTTGCATAGCCTGTTGTTGATATGGACTACCTTGTAGGAAGCCACCCGCACCTGTAAACCCTAATCCACCTAAAGCACCTTGATAAGCACCTTGCGCTTGTTGCAATACAGATGAATCTCCTCTAGCAATAGCTTCTTGTCTAGCTAAAGCATCTAGAGTTTGTTGAGTAGGGCTAACATAAGTCTGCCCCTCATAGAATTTTGGTTGATTTCCACCTAAGAATAGGTTTTGTGCCTGTCTTAAACCTTCTGTAAGGAATGGTCTAAGTGCTGTATCTATTTTAGATGTGCCAGCCGCAGCAGCATCAATGTTAATTGGTGTACTTGGCAATAGTGCTGGAGTACCTGATGGTGATACAGCAGCAGGCGTAGTCGCAGTAGGTTGACCAGTTCCTTGTTCTATTGCTTTGAACATACCATTATTCATTGCTTGCTGAATCAAGTTTCCACCAAGACCCCCCATCTCTCCGTTTGGTTGGGCTGTATTACTATAAGCTGTTGATAATCCGCCTGCCATAATATTTTCCTTTATCCGACTACTATGTATTTGTAAGTTTTGTTTGCTGTGTCATTAGCAAAATGACTAACGACTGCACTACCGTTTGTTTGTGAACTGACATAAACGCTACCCGATGACAATGGTGCTATATATTTAACTGTTACGATTGCTGCTGGGATAGCAGGTCTTGGAATAACTGCATCTGCTGCATAGTGTTCTAATCCAACATCTGTATCTGAAGTAGTTCCTGCAATCTCTACATAATCGCCAGCTTGCATTTCAACGCAAATATCTACTGTCCCAACAACATGACTTGGTTCTGTAGCACTCTTTCGTGCTGGTAAGTCAAATCGACTAGCACTTCTAAGAACATCTGTTCCATTAACCCTAAACCATATATCAGCGTATTGGGCTGATTCATCTCTATTAACTAACTGTAGTGAAAACTGAACATTGTAAATACCGTAGTTTCTGACATATAGTCTTGAACTACTTGCAAGGTAAACACCGCTTGCTTCCTCAGTCGTATCGTAAACAACTACAGCAGTAGAACCTACGCTTGGTGCTAACTGGTCTGAGTTATTAGTAAAGCATCCATAAGGCGCAGCATCACTTTCAGCAGCATCACTAGACGGTATTAAGATTATTGTTGAATCAATGCCGATTCGTGCATCTGTAATTGTTGTGCTTGTAGCCCATCCAGTAGTTAATGTAATTAGACCAGTATTGTTAGTCTTACCATTCATAATGCCATTAACGACCTCTGCGACCCCTCGCTGGTCTGCACCGAATGGCGGTAATACTCGAAACATTATCTGCCACCCATAGGCATTAACTCTACATCAGCACCGATAGCTGTCTGCCAGTTATCGCCTGTTGGAGTAAATTGTAATTGGTGGTATCTTCCCATGCTTCGTAGTGAAACCCTATTCTCTGAATCAGCAGCTACAGATGTGCCAAAAGTCACCTGAGAACTTAATAAGTCCCTAGATGCTATAGCTACACTTGCAGAACCATTGTCTACAATAGGTTGGACTAAAGTGACCGCAGTTTTACGATTTTCAGCCGACAAGTCTCCTGTCTGAATTGTAGCAGTAGAATTAACTCCTGTAAATGTCACTATCTTGGCATCTCTAACACCCGCTAGAAGCATTTTTCCACCAATCCATGCCCTAGAGTCCAAACTTGTTGGCAAAGCATCTATAGAAGCTGAAATAGCATCTAAGCCTTCTAATGTCACAGACGGGCTTGAAGCAGTTGCTATTCTATCAACATCAGTTGTTCCGCTAGACCATTTCTTAGTCTGGAAGTTATAAATCAACAGGCGATTAACATTACCGCCACTACCCTTCTTAGAATATGCCCAGATAACTAGGTTTCTGAATGGGTCAATGGCTACGGACATATTGCTTAAATACGCTTCATCTACATCAGCAAAGAAGAATCTATCAACCTTCTCACCACCGATAGTTACCACATTTTGACCATCGCACATATAGAAGCCATCATCCGCTAGGAAGAATGTCATTCCCTGATATTGGATAACTGAATTAGCTTCGTAACACCCTAGGTTTCTAGTGATATTGTCGAACTGGAATACCAAAGGACTACCAACATAAGACATACGATGGATTGACCTATCCATAAGGATTAAGCCAAACTCTCCACCTGTAATACCTACAATCGAACCACCGTCAGGAATATCCTGATAGTCAGATTGAGTAGTCGCTGAATCAGTCCATGAGAACTCATCGTTTAAGGCAGACCACTTAACTCTAAAAGGATTAGTAGAACTTGTATTAGCAGATACAACAAAGTCACGAACTACCGTTACATACTTAGCTGTAGGCGCATCTGTGTCTAAATCAGCAAAAGCAGTAGAAGTTCCTAAAGTCCATCCCTGTAACTTAGCTTGCCCGTTAGCAGCAATAATCGTGTTACCAAACTGGGTAAATATCCATCTTTGGTCTGAAGCAGTCGTATAACCACCTGACTTTGATACATCATCAAAAGACATATCTGTGGAATCTAGCTTAAATAACTTAGTTGCGCCACCAGCAAATATAGTGGTAATCCCTGATTGGTCTTTAGCTGCCACAGTATTTGTTAAGTTTTCAGAGGCATCACCTGAGTAATTAGCAGCACTAGGCACTACTCCATAGCCAATAGCCTTAGAGTAAACATTGTCTGCCTTAACTAAAGCACCAGTTACAGAAGGTTGGTCAGGAAGCCACTCACCGAAAGTTATTCTTTGATTCATTTATTTACCCATTGTTCTGTGCCATTAGATACAGAAGCCCAAACATTAGGGCTAACTGATACATCTGTCCATGATTCGTTACTTGCTGATACATCTTGCCAATTAGGATTCTCAGGCGTTTCAGGCGTCCAAGACTCGTCACCAATAGAATCAAGACTCCAGTTATCACCTAATATTCTGCCTACACAACTAACACTAGCTGAGTTAGTAATTGAACCTGATGAAGAAAATACCGCATTTGCTGAAGCTGATACTTCTGCAACACATTCAATCGTTGCCACGCCTGAGTATTCAACACCGCCCAACGCTGTAACTGTTGATAATCCATTAATTGCACCTGTAGAAGTTCTAACTCTAATAGCATCAGCTACGACTGTTCCGCTGGCAGATATAGCACCTACACCAGATAAAACTCTTGCACCGTTAGCAGTAACCGTAGCACTAGCAGTAATAGAACCTTCACCAAATCTATCTCGGTATCCGCTTGCTGAAACGCTTGCTATGCCATTTATTGCACCAGCACTAGTCCTTACCCTAATCGCATCACTTGACACGCTTGTAGAGGCTGTAATCGAGGCAGAGGCATATCTAATAACATCTGCATCTGCTGTAACTGTAGCGGAAGCTGAAACTGAACCTGTAGATGTGCGGATTCTTACTGAATCAGACGAAACTGTAGCACTAGAGGTAACATCTGCTACGCCAAATCTATCCCTATAGGCATTAGCTGTAACTGAAGCATCTGCGCTAACAGAACCGTCACCATAGTAAATCCAAGTGCCAGCATTGTTGTAATACTCGCTATCAAGCGAAAAAGCCAGACCATCTATGCTTGTGCTAAATAGGTCTAGCTGTTCTAGGCTAAACGGACTTTGAATATCCGCTGGCATGGTTTAAGCCAAAGCGACTGAAAGGCTACCACTTGCTATCTTAAATATATCTCCTACCTCGATAGTCTTAGATGTATCCAAAGCTGTATGGTAAAGCAAGTTACCTGTGCTTGAAGCATCCCAAATACCGATGTGAGATACAGTACCCCAGTTGCCTGTAGCTTGTGGGAACTCTACAGCAGCACTATTTGTTGATACACCATCACTAGGTGCGCCAAAAGTTACCGCAGTTCTAGCGTATGAACCGCCTGATACCTCTGTACCTGTGCCAGCATCAGTAGGGTCTGCTGTGTGCAAGCCTACATAAACTGTAGCTACGCTTGTATAAGATGTATTGCGGAGAGTTGCATTAATTAACGCATTTTCCAAATATGTTGACATTTCAGCCATGATTTTTCCTTATCTTGTAATTACTCGCATTTGTAATGGGATACCGCTATATTCTGAGTTCTCATCAGAAGTAGAGATGTTATTGATTGCCCTGTCATACATACTAATCCACATCTGTACTCTGGCATCATTAATTAGGTAAGGTTCTGCTTCAGCTAATGCGCCATATAACAAGGCATCATAATAATTAGCTAAGAAAACATTGCTTGTATTGCTATCTGAAAGAACCGTAGGCTTTGCATAGTAGAGAATCTCTAATGTGTATTCTCCATCAGCTACAGGTGCAAATAGAAACTCAGATGACAGTACGGTGTAGTAAACAGGTTTACCAGACTCATCTGCCCTAGCATCTCTTGTGAAGGCACTAGGGGACAGATAAGATACAGGCACTCGGGGATTACCACGAATATATAAATCTCTTACTTCTAGGAAGTCTGTAGGTAAGGCAATCTTAGAATCACCACCAACCATAGATGTAGTAGCTGATTTCAACATCTGGCGTGTTCTCAATTCTCTTGCAAGACGAGTTTCTGCCAAACGGATAAAGTCAGGAATCTGAGTAGTCAAATCTGACCGACCAAGGTAGTTAGCTACCGTAGCCTGTAAATCCGAATATGATGTGAAAGCCATAATTAATCCATTTCTATGTTATGCCATCCGTACTGGTATGTACCAATATGCTTAATTTCTTGCGACAAATCATGGTCTACATAAGTCTTGAAGCCAATATCAGAAGCCTTAATACAGAAGTAAATGTCCTCTCCTAGTATCTTGCCTTGTGGTAATTGTTCAAAGTAGAACCAAGGTTTCTCTAAATCTTTAAATACACAGGCATCAATTAGCATGACTCCACAGCCTATGCCATCAACAATCTCAATACCTGTCTTGCCTTTAGAAAATACAGGATGCCAGATTACATGGTCATCATGGACTTCTAATGTCTTTGCTGTAGGCTTTACTGGTTCACTTCTAGTCGTAGCGTTTACCCCTACAATCGCCTTATTATGATTTAACAGCTTAAGCAAGCTATCTTTAGGAAACCTCATGTCTGCATCAATAAACAGAACATGGGTGCATCCATCATCTAAAGCGGACTGAACCATATTGTTTCTTTGGTCAAATATCAATGTACCCATAGAAGTGTAGAGATTAATCTGCACCTTAGAGTTCTTATTTGTATAGTTCACCAAAGCAGCCAAATCAAAGGCTGTTCCTACTTCCATCGTTCCCCTTGCAGGGATACATATTCCGACTTTACTCATACAACACCGCCACGAGTTCTAAACACTACATTGTCTGGGTCATTAAGCCAACGCTTAAATGCAGGTGTATCAATTACATGATAACCACGCATAATCCCTTTTTTGTTTAACTCATCCACAATCACAGTAGGAATAGATGCAATCTTGTTTTTAGGGTCGTATAACTCCCCAGACCATCCTGTTCTACCGCTATTTTGATTGTATTGTTGTTTGTTGTGTTCGATAAAGTCTGTCAAATCTACTTTAGATTCAACGATTAAACCGCCATCACCGTCAGATAAAACGGTTCTTATAACACCAATGCTTGTTTCGAGATTGCCAAGTTTAGACAATTTCCTCTCCTATAAAAAAGGGGGCAGTTTCCCACCCCCAATTCTACCAACTATTTCGCAATAGTCAATTAAGCGGCATTTAAATCTGCGCAAATGCCATGAGCTGCTTCGTTCTTAACTTCAAGAGTCAATTCAGCAAGGATTTGTGTCTTGTCGCTGTCACCAGCCTTAGCCAATTCGATAGTCTGGAATGGGCGTAGGTACGCTAAAGCTGCGTATTCTGGGTCTAACAACAATGCATCACGGGTACGCATGAAACGGTTAGGAACAATGCTGATTTGACCGAAATCTGACTGATAGATGTCAGCACCAGCCAAAATTGTAGCTTGACCACCGCTTACAGGTGCTTGGTAGCGTTGTGCTGCCAAACCTGTGAAACCAGATACTGTCTGCTTCAATGCTGGAGATACGAACAATACTGAAGGTGTGCCACCTGATGTGAATACTTCACGAACTACTTCTTTCAACATTGCTTCTGTGAAAGTACGAGTTGTGTCAGCATCTACACGGGCAGATACACCGATAGTTGTAGGGTCAGCACCAGCAGTAGTTGTACCAGCGCCTACTGAAGTGTTTGTCTTGATGAAAGACAATAGTGAAGACATCTTACGGGCTGTTGAAGAACCATCGCCAGCAACTTTAGCTTGGTTAGCTGTAAGGATAGTTTCGATGTCACGCTTGATTTCTGCAGAACCTTTAGCTAATTGATAAGCCTTCTCAGACTTACGACCAGCCTTGTCTACTGACTCCAATGTGCCAGAAACTTGGATTGTCTTACCAACGATTTGTGTTAAGTTACCAAAACGAGTTGTTGGTGACAAAGTTGCAGAAGTTGCATCAGCACCTTCAACTAAAGCGTTAGCAGTAGTAGCTGCAGCCAAGCTGTCAGTCTGCCACTCGTGGTTTACAGCAGTAGCCTTAGTCTTACCAATAGAAGACATAATTGGTGTGTCGGTTGGGCTGATGTTGTAGATTACATCTGATAGGTCTTCACGCTGTCCGATAGCGTCATATTTTGTGTAAGTTGCCATTTCTCTTTTCCTTTAAATAAATTTTTCAAATAGTTTTGCAGCATCTTGCTTCTTGCCTGATTGCTTCAGCTTCTGAAACTGCTTTTTAATTGCATCTTGTTCTGATGTCCCTTGTTGCTGGGCTACACCAGATTTGAGAGTCTTGGGTGCTTCATTAACCTTTTTGGCGGCTACTGACTTGCCCTTCATCAACTTTCTATATTGCGCTGCTTCATAAAGAACTAAAACAGCCCTTGAGTCATAAACATTCGCTAGTTCTTGGTCACTATAACCAATCTCTTTGGCAAATGCCTTAATCTCTTTTCTAGCCATATCAGCTTGAACTTCATCTCTAAAAACAGGTATGTTTGCCTTTAGTTTTTCAGCTTCTTGTGCCAAATGACTTTTAAGCTGTTCTTGCTGTTCTGCCTGTTGCTGTTGTGCAATACGCTGTTTCTCAGCTTGAACCGCTTGCAGTTGCTTATCTCTTTCTGCCCTCTCAGCGACCTTAATAGCATAACCAATAGGGTCTGATTCTCGTAACTCGGCTAGATTTTCATTGTCAGCAGGCTGATTGAGCATCTGTTCGATTACTTGTAATCTTTGGGCGTAAGTGTCACGCAACTGTTTAGCTTCTTCGATTCTCGTTCTCTCTGCTTCCACAGCCTTACGAGTTTCAGCCAAAGCCTGAGTTTTCTTTGTGTAATCTTTTGTGCGACTGTAACCTTGTTGAAGTTCCTCTAAGGTGACCTCAACTTCTTCATTGTCTACTTTGACTTTGAATCGTTGCGGTTCTTTGGTTTCTTCTTCTTGGTATTCAGTTTCTTCTGCATTTTCATCTGTGTAGTCCTCTGAACCATCGTCTGAATCGGCTGAATACTCAACTTCCTCAGATTCCTGTTCTTGTTGGTCTACCTCTGGTTGAGCTTGCGCTTCCTCAGTAGGTGAGTCCATCAAAGACAAAAATGCACTAGCTGCTTCGTTTACACTAACACTTCCATTAGGATTGGTGTTTTCACTCATTGTATTTACCTTTTACGGTTGTTAAAGAATCTTCCACTTCTTAGTTTGTATCTGCTTATCATCAGCGATAGCTTGGATACTTGCCAAGAGTTCTTCAATAGCTTTAAATTTGACTAATGACCTCTCTCGAAAATCAAAATCACCTTCAGCACTATTGAATATGTTTGAAGTATATAACTCCTGTTGTTTTTTTACAACACTCATAAAAAAGTCATCAGAAAGTAAAACTTTTGCCCTGTCTGTTAAGTTCATAGATGCCTTGCAAATTGTTTGTGGTATTTAACTCTAACTTTAATTGCAACATCTTTTGCTTCTTCCAAGGTGTTATAACTACCAAACTGTTTTCTTACACCATTTACAGAAACTCTTACATCATATTTATTTTTAAGTTTGTGCCAGCTAACACCCTTTACTCCAGATGTATTTTTTTTACTTAATTTTGAATTGCAACTATTTTCAATAGAACTTGCTGGTCTTAAATTGCTTATACAATTATTTGATGGGTTTCCATCTTCATGGTCTATGAACTCTGGCATATATCCATAGTGCATCATAAAAATTAATCTATGTGCCTTATACATTTTTCCATTGTATTTAACACAAACATATCCTTTTTTATCAAAACCACCAGCAATGGTATCTTTTTTTCCTCTTTTACCTACTGTTTCTTTCCAAAATAAAAACCCGTTTTTGTAATAGAAAACGCTGTTAATTAATTCTTTTGTTAAACTTGCTTCAGACATATCAACTCCTTTATAGTTGGTTTGTTTAGAAAGCCCTTTTAGTGTCCAGCTATTAGGGCTTTCGTCATTATTATATTGGACTTTGTATATTTGGTGAATTACTTATATTAGCACCCATGCTTAAAGCCTTTAACTGGGCTTCTGCTTGGAACTCTGCTGTCTTTAATTCTAAGTCTGCCTGTGCCTTCTCACGCTTTAGCTGAATCTCAGCCTGTGCTTTAGCTTGTTGCAACTGCATATCAGCTTGCGCCTTCTGCTGGTCTAGTTGCATCTGTTGCTGTGCCTTGGCTTGGTCAATCTGCATCTGTGCCTGTGCTTGCGCCATGTAAGCCTGAACTGCTGGGTCTACAGGTGGTTGCTGAGGTTGTGGGTTAGCAATCTGTTTTTCTAACTCAGGTGGAATTTCTTTGAAGAACTCGCTACTGTCTTTATATCCAGCAGCTTCAATGAATCGACCTAGAGTTTCACGATACTGAGTCAATGTAACCAATGGGTTATTAAATCCTTGAGTACCTAGAATCTGTTCTTGCTTCTGCAATACCATAGCTACCATAGCCATCTGTTCTTGCTTGTTGCCAGTTCCCAATCCTACATTGATAGACAAGTCGAAACCGTTCACCCATTCTCTAGGGTCAATAGTGATGTACTTACCTCTCAAACGAATGATGCGTTCTTTGTCCTGATACTTGCATACCAAGTGAAGAATCTTCTCAAACAAGTCTTTTACGCCTGTTTCAGCAAAGATACGGGCAATCATCTCTACTTTACCTGCTGCCGCTGACTGCATTGCTGCAACTGCTGTAGCTGTCGTGTTCTGTAGGATGTTAGGGTCTAAACCTTGTTGTGCATCATTTACGCCTGTACGCTTAGACTGTACTTGGTCGAGATACTGCAACATTGGGAAAGACTGGCTTGCTGTTGGCGGTACTGACAATGGCACGATTGCGTTAGGATTCTTAATACGCACAATACCACCAGCAGTAACGGTTAACATATCGTCTAGGTTGACTTGACCTTCAACAACACCCATACGAGAGTTATTAGTTAGGTATAAGTTATCTAGAATCTGACGAGTTACTGTTGACTTGATTAGCTGTAGGTCTAATGTTCTGTCTGCCAAGCTATGCCCAAAGAACTTGTGTGGCATAGGAATAGGGCAAATTGAACAGAATGGTACAAAGTCTACTTCTTCGTTATCTAAAATCTCTGAACCAGCATAAGTCACCTTACGAAGTTCAGCGATACCATCTTCGTCATAGTCCGTCTTAATGTAGCACTCATACACTTCTACATCTTGCATAGAGAAGTCTAGGCTTGTCTGTTCGTCTGGCATCTCGCCACGGTCATATCTAGCAATTCTTTCCTCAGAATATGTTAAGTCTGAGTAGCTAGGCAATGTATCAATAATCTTCTTTTTGAAACCCATAGCTACTAATTCGCTACGAGTTACTAGCTTTCTGTGGGCTACGAAAGGTGCATCAGCAATCGTTCTAGCCTTCTTAGAGATTAAGAACTCCTCTGGTGGGACATTCTCAACAATAGCCTTACCGTTCTTCTTAGTGCGCTTTAATGTAACGCTGTATGAAAACACAGGTGGCAATGGCATACCAGTCATAGGGTCAACATTCATTCCCTCTGGCATCTCTACTTCTTCAGTTTCCTGACTTACGACTTCGACCTCTTGGTCAGACATAAGCACCGTTAATTCTTCTTCGTTGAGGTTCTGATACTTCTCTTTAGTTACATCAGTCTGTTCATCCCAATAGACCTTAACGATACCGTTCTTCTGCAACAAAGCATCCTTAAACCAGTTATGGAATAGGATTACGCCACCGTTGTCATGGTTTAGCACCCAGTTAACATACTCAGTAGCTTGTTTAGCCTTTTCCTCGTCACCAGCAGACTTAGGTTCAAAGCGTACCATCTCATCAGACTGTGTGAATACTCTCAATAATTGTGGCAATGCACCATCAACTACCTCAGCTACTTCACCAGTAACAATAGAAGAACGACCTTCGACCTCATTGCCATAGGCTTCTCTGTTGTAATACTGCAACGCTTTTCTGCGTTCATCAGTAGTTTCTGTTTCGATAAAGCCAAGACTGTTATCAATCTCTGACTCTAATATGCCTTTTAGTTTTCCGTCATCCATATTTACACTATCCATGAAGTATTAATCTTAATCGGCTTAGACCATGTAGTACCTGTGTCCATACCTACCGCTAAATATCTAAAGGCATCAGAACCGTGAGAAGCCCAGTCATGTAATGGCTTATCAAAGAACACAGACCTTTTCTCGTCATATTCTCGCCTGTAGTTTCGCAGACAATCTAATCCCTGTCTAACTTTTGGCATATTAAACCAGCATTTAGGAATCATTCGTCTGACAGCTTGAATACCATCATCAACGGATAACCTTGGCATAACAGTCACATTTAACCCAGCCTGCTGTAATGTTTCAAGTCTACTCTTACCTGTTCCCAAATCCCTAACTTGCACATCATGCGGTAAAAATTGTTCTGCAGTCTGCCAGTTATTCTCTTTTAACCAGTTTACATACCAATCCAAACCTTGACCATGATTCTCTACATAGTCCATGATTCTTATTTCTTGCCCAGCTATCTGCGCTACCCATATAGATGTTGAATCACTCATTCCTAAGTCCCAAGCGCATACAGTCCTACATAAATCATCTCTTGGCACTACCGACATCTTGCCGTCAGCTTCTAAGTCATTAAGCAACTTACCGTAGTAAGAACCCTCAACTGCTGCATGGAATGAACACTCAAACTCTTGCTGATACTTATCTTCGCCCATTTCAGCTTTAGCAGCCTTTAACTCTAACTCTGGGACTATTTTTGTTTCGCTTGCCTTAAACTCTAGTAGCTTCCACCCTTCTTCGGATTCAGCCCTATCTCTTAGGTCTTTAAAGTGGTTTTGTCCTTTAGGTGTACCAATGAATAGACACCAGCCCATTCTGTCAGCTAGTGCAGGTCTTAGGATTTCAGTCCATATCTTAGGGTTTTGGTCACCAATCTCATCTAGGATTACACCGTCAAAGTATTGTCCTCGAAGTGAATCAGGGTTATCAGAACCATATAACTGTATTCTACGACCAGCAAAGTCCACCCTTAACTCAGATATATTCTCTGTGCCATTAAACGGTCTTGCATACTTACAAAGGTAATCCCATGCCACTCGTTTAGCTTGCCCGTATGTCGGTGCTATATAAGCGTATCTAGGGTTCTCTTTAGTGTTTAATGCAGCGCATTTAATCAAGTGATTAATAGCACTAACAGTTTTACCCATTCTTCGATGCGCCACCGCCACTACAAAACGATTAGCTTCCAAAGCCTCATGGATAGCTAATTGAGGTGACCTCGGCTTATAAGGGACTATTATTCTTCCCATCCGAACCTTATAACCCCACCGTCAGCACCCGAAACTTCTAATGCGTTTGTTTCCTTCCATTGCGCCCTAGTCTTTAACCAGAATATCGCAGCAGAAGTATTACCGTTCTTAGCCTGTTGAAATAGTGTCTGGCCGATAGAAGCATTGGCATCTATACGACCATCTTCTAAATCCTTCTTATAGTGCTTAACAAGGGTATCGTCACTAATGTCTAGCTTGCTTGCTATATCAACATACCTAATGCCAACAGCACTTAGGCTTCGGACTAGCTTTCTTGTTTCCTCGGTTGGAATATGCTCTTTACCCTGCATATTCTTCCTTTTCTAACTCCGAAAGTAGAGTTGCTTTCTTACCTGTGAAATCTTCCCACCGCTTTACTATGACATCACAGTATTTAGGGTCAAGTTCCATGATTCTTGCTTGCCTTCCAATCTTCTCAGAAGCAATCATTGTGCTACCAGAGCCACCAAATAAATCAATAATAATGTCACCGCCCTTGCTTGAGTTGGTAATTGCCTTCTCTACCAATCCAACAGGTTTAGGTGTTGTATGCCCTTCAAATCTTTCTTTATCAAACTTCCATACAGAAGTCTGCTTCCTGTCAGAATACCAAGAATGAGAGCCATTATTCATCCATCCATACAAGCATGGTTCATGTTGGCTTTGATAATCTGTCTGGCTAAGAGTTAAACTATTTTTAGCCCAAATAATCATAGAGCTAAAGTGGAAATATTCCCTAAATACGGTATGAAATACATCAGCACATCTATCTGAATGAAAGCAATATATAGAAGCACCTGATTTAGATACCGCTAAATAATTAGCAAAAGCACCTCTTAATAAATCTTCTAATCCATCCCTTGAATCATTGTTGATGCCTTTGTAATCAACTCCATAAGGTGGGTCAGTAAAGACCATATCAGCCTTATCACCATCCATTAGCTTTTCTACAGAATCAATGCTTGTGCTATCACCGCACATAAGCCTATGATTTCCAAGGATATATATATCACCTAGCTTTGTTTTTGGTTCTACTGGCACTTCAGGCACAGCATCTTCGTCTGTCAGCCCTTCTGTTTCCTCTATAGGATTCAGCATGGCATCAAGTTCATCTGCATCAAAACCTAACAAAGAAAGGTCTATTTCATCCTTTAAGTCTTGCAACTCTAATGTAAGCATTGAAGTATCCCACCCTGAGTTGAGTGCGATTCTATTGTCTGCTAATACATAGGCTTTTCTTTGGGATTCTGTTAAGTGTTGTAATTTTACAACAGGGACTTCTGTTAGCCCTAGCTTTCTAGCTGCCATTAATCTTCCATGACCAGCTATTACTGAGTTATCGGCATCTACCAAGACAGGATTATTAAATCCAAATTCCTTAATAGACCCTGCTATTTGTGCGACCTGTTCATCTGAATGGGTTCTAGCATTTTTAGCATAAGGTATTAATGTATCAATAGATACTAATTCAATTTGTTTTGCGCCTAACATTCCAATCCTTGCGGTTCTTGGTTGATGATGCATCAATGATACAACAGATTAATGAAATACTCTATGTGTAATGAATTCTATTTGATTAACCTGTAATTCTATGGCTAAGTCTAGCAAGTCTGCATATAGACCTAGTAAGAAATCTTCTTTTTCTAAGATTGATGGGAATACTGTTGGCACTCCCTTAATCTCTACGGTTACCATTATTTCTTATACTTAGCTGTTTTAGCTGCTTCAGAAATAGCGATAGCAATAGCCTGTTTAGGATTTTTAACAACTTTGCCACCTTTACCAGAGTGCAATGTACCTTCTTTGTATTCGCCCATTACTTTGCCAATCTTGGCTTGCTTTTTATTCATCTTCATATTCTTCTTCCATTTCTTCTTCAGCTACTTTTACTTCAAATTCTGTACAGCCATTCTTATCGCTGCACATGAATTCAAATTTATCGCAGAATCCTGTACCTTTAGCCATGCCACAAGTAGGCATTTCTTTAGATGTAATAAAATACTCGCAATCAGCACATTTAGCTACTGGTTTGTCTGTGTAGTTAGCGACTACTACCGCTTTGCGCTTGTTGCCATCATTAACTACTTTATCTTGTGTAGCAAGAGGGCATGAAGATACATCAGACTCTAATAGACCGCCTTCTTTGCCTTCTGCCATCATAGGCTTACCGCCTAGTAATCCGACTGTTATCTTCATAGAAATCCTAAAAAAAATCCCCAATCAAGGGGATAAATCACTTCTCACTATTAATGCAAAAGTGTAGAAAACACTTCTCCAAGGAAAATCTTACTATATTTTTATAAAACCAACAACTTTTTTATACATATCACTTTAATATGTATACTTTTCCTTACAATTTAGACATATCCATCTTTGATTAAGACCATCGTTGAACACTTGCAAGTATCCAGTATGTCTTGGTTTGTGTGTCCTACAGTTATCACAAAGCCTTTTTTCCTGATAGTTTCCGATTGATTTCTTTGCTAATTCTGCTTCTGGCTTCTTGTATGTCATTCTCAAACTTCTTTACTGTTGTTCTAAGGTAATTAGCGATTGCATGGTTACTCTGGTATGGATGGGATATATAGAAAGCCTTTAATGCCCTTCTATGATGTTCTGGTAACTCTTTCATGCAAGACTCAACTAACTCTCCGTCTTTCCAGTCAATGCTTGGCATATTTGGATAATCTTCTTCCATAACATGACCTAGTTCTGCTGTGTAATTCTTTTCAAATGACCGACAAGTATTAGGTTGTTTTGGAGATGGGTCTTCTAGCCACATAGTGACATAGTATGACCAGTTGAGGAGTCTTTCGTGCATATTCATAATAAGTCCAAAGTATATCCTAACAATTCTTCTTCTGTAACCCCATATTTTCGTTCAAACGCTTTCCTACCAAGTCCATGGATTCCAATATCTCCAGTGTGGTGCGAAGGGCAGAGTGGCACAACGGGTGCGTTACTTCGTTTCCCTGCCCGTCTAATATGATGCAAATGGGGTGGAGTTTCTCCGTAACCGAGATGTCGACATAATATGCACCCAAGTCTGGCAACTTTGTCATAATGTTCTTTTTCCGCTTTAGTTGTCATACAATGTAACCGTCTATTCGTTTAGAAGGACTTATCTTTATCGTCAACTTCTCGATACCAGT